GTTGGAACGCCTGCGGATGGAACAGTAACCGCATCTAAATTAAGTGCTGGATTTGGTGAATATACTGGTATTGGAACAATCGTTCTTTCTGGTATTGTTAGTGCTACGAGTCTTCGTGGTAGTGGTGCATTATTGACAGGAGTATCTGCTGGTAAGTTTGTATCTGAAACCGCTGGTATCGTTACGAACACACCTGTTGGTATTAATACCTCAACTGTTGATGATAAAGATCTCACAGGGATTGGTAATTCATTCAAAGGTTTATACATAGGTAATGGAATGCTCATACATGATAGTGAGCTTACAGGAACTCATTACATCGGAACAAGTTTCCGTGGTGTGATGGCAGGGCCAGTTACTATTGGCGGAACTTTGACCGTTGATGGCAACTATGTTGTAGTCTAAATAGTAAAACAATAAGGGTGGAGAGTGAAACCCCATGACAGTAATTAATCCGAATAGTATATCAGGGATAACAAGTATCACCTTACCGAGTGGTGGTGATAATGTATTGACGATTCACACAAATGATGGTGTAGAGAGATTTCGTGTTGATAGCTCAGGAAACGTCAAGGTTGGTAGTGCGGCAACAATAAGTCCAGATGGTGATGTATTCTTCACTGGTGTATGCACTGCAACAACTCTTTCTGGTGATGGTTCAGCACTCACTGGTATTGCTGCAACAGACAATGTAAGAACAGGAATCTTGGATGTAGCTGGCATTGCAACATTTAGAAATAATGTTAATGTTGGTGCTGCAGTTACAATCTCAGAATCAGGTATTGAAGCATCAGGTATCGGAATCACTTGTGCAAACATAAATGGAACTCAAATAGGTGGTAGAAGAAATTTAGTCATTAATGGAGATATGAGAATAGCTCAACGTGCTACATCATCTACGGATAATGGTTATGGTGATTTGGATCGTTGGAAACATGAATTCAGTACTGTAAATGAAAGTCCAACATTCGCTCAAGTTTCTCTTACAACAAGTGATACACCATACACTTTGGGTTTAACTAAAGCAGCAAAAATCACAAATGGAAATCAAACAAGTGGTTTGCAGGCGGGCAGTTTAGTAAATTTCAATCAAAATTTTGAAGCACAAGATCTAAGAAATAGTGGTTGGAATTATAAATCAGATACAAGTTATTTAACATTATCTTTTTGGGTTAGAGCGAGTGTTGCTCAAAATTATCATGGTTTTGTTAAAACTCAAGACGGATCAAATTATTCGTGGTCATATGAAACTGGAGCTTTATCTGCGAATACATGGACAAAAATAGTAAAAAAAATTCCTGGCAATTCTAATCTTACTATTAATGATGATACTGGTGGTGGATTCCAAATTTTCCCAATCTTTTTTGCTGGAACAAATTATACGAGTGATTCTATAAGTAATGATACTTGGAAAGCTTGGTCTTCTAGTGAAAGAAGTAAAGATCAAACTGCAACTTGGTTTGCAACAAATGATGCAACCTTAGAAATTACAGGCGTTCAATTAGAAGTCGGATCTCAAGCCACGCTATTTGAACACCGCAGCTTTGGCGAGGAACTTTCACTTTGCCAGAGATATTATTACAGACACGCTACAGGTGCTGATACATCAAATGATTACTCAATAGCAACTTTCGCAACTTATCAAACTGATGATATTTTTGGAATGGTTGATCTGCCAGTAACTATGAGAGATAACCCTTCTATAGATCAAGTAACAGGCACGAGTTATTACAAAGTCTATAGAAATGGTGGTTCTGATGCGTTCGATTCATTTGGAGGGGTTTGGAGTGCTTCACCCACCTGCGTAGGTTTGAACGCAAATAGTGGCACGGGCGTTAGTGGTTGTACTGCTGGTCATGCTACTTTCGTTAAAACAAATAACACAAGTGCTTATCTTGCCTTTTCTGCGGAGCTTTAAACTATGGCATATCCAACAAATCCAATTTACAAACTTATAAAAAATCCAACTGAAGGAACAGTAGATCAAGTTAAGACAGAGAAAGGGTCACATACTTTTATCATTCCATTTAGTGAAGGAAACACCGATTACCAAGAATACTTGGCCTGGGTTGCCGAGGGAAACACGGCAGAAGCGGCCGACTAAATAACTAAAACAATAGGGTGGAGAGTGAAACCCAATGACATCAGAAATTAGAGTCAATAAAATAGAGAACCGAAGTGGGCTTGGAACAGTCACCTTCGCAGATACAGGTGTGGATCTGGCTGGAATCGTAACTGCAACCACGTTCAGTGGATCAGGTGCGAGTTTAACTGGACTGCCTGCTGCACAACTAAGTGGTACATTACCAGCACTATCTGCTGCAAACTTAACAAATGTCCCTGCTGCTAATATTACTGGAACTTTACCAGCGATATCTGCTGCAAACTTAACAAATGTCCCTGCTGCTAATATTACTGGAACTTTACCAGCAATAACTGCTGCGAACTTAACGAATATCCCTGCTGCAAATATCGTTGGTGTATGTACATCTGGTTTGACAAAGACTGGAGGATTTGGTAAAGTTCTTCAGTATGTTACAGGTACAACCACTACCCAAGCATATCTAAGTAATAGTGGAACTTTAACTGACACAGGTTTAACTGCAACAATAACGCCAGCTAGTGGTACAAAAATCTTGGTAATTATTAATCAACCTTTTTATGTAGGATCATATAATTTTGCAGGCGACTCATACGGAACAATTAAAGTATTGAGAGATTCTACAGCTTTAACACAACAATTATTAGGACATGATTCAGTTTCTGCTGGTTGGTTTGAAATGTGGAGTAATTTTACTTTCACTTACTTAGATACTCATGGTGCAAATGGAAGCACAGCAGTTACTTACAAAACACAATTTTCGGGGAAGAGTAGTACTGAAGTATATGTTCAACGTGGTTCTGAGGGTTACTCCCAAAGAGCAAATATAAATCTTTTGGAGGTGCAATAATGCTTTATAATAAATTTCATGCTTTACATTCGTTAAAACCAGATGGGGTTTTTAAATGGATTGGAACGGAATACTCAGGTTTAACAGGAAGTGATAAACCAACTGAATCAGAATTAGATGCTGAAGTAATTAGACTTAATAATGCAGAACCTATGAGATTATTAAGACTTGAAAGAGATAGAAGGTTAGCTGCTTGTGATTGGAGAGCTAGTTCTGATTTGACACTTGCAGATACTTGGAAAACTTATAGACAGTCTCTTAGAAATTTACCTGCATCAGCCTCACCAACTCTTGATTCAAATCATAACTTAGATTTGACATCAGTAACTTGGCCAACCGAACCTTCATAAATAACTAAAAACGATGGCATACTACATCAAAAAACAAGGTTTATCTGGAAAGGTCGTCTATTGGACAGGTGGTAACAACTGGTCTGATAACATCGCTAACAAGAAAACCTATGTCAATAAAGGAACTGCTGACAGTAAAATCCTCAATCCAGACGGAAAGAACGGTGGATTTACAGGAGCTGAGGTCGTTTCAGAATAAATAATCAAAAAGATAAATGGCATTCACAAAGATTACTGCAGCTGGTATTGGTTCAACGGAAACTGTCACGTTAGATGGTTTGTCCGTAATCAATGATGGATCTTTCGGTGGTAACGTATCAGTCGGAGGAACATTAACTTACGAGGATGTCACGAACATAGACTCGGTTGGTTTGATCACGGCAAGAGCTGGTGTTAATGTTGGTAGTGGAATAACTTTAAGTAAGGATGGAGATATATTTGCAACTGGAGTTACAACTTCAACAACATTTGTTGGAAACTTAACTGGTGCTGCGACTCAAGTAACTGTTGCTGATGAATCATCAGACACATCATGTAATGTTTTATATACTACAGCTGCCTCAGGAAATCTTGCACCGAAGAGTGGAACTAATCTTACATTTAATTCTTCAAGTGGTGCATTAACAGCAACATCATTTGTTGGTAGTGGTGCAAACTTAACTGGAGTTGCATCAACAGAAAATATAAGAACAAACACAAACGCAACATTTTTACAGAACATTAACGTATCGGGAACAGTTACTGCAACAAGTTATGCTGGTGATGGTTCCTCTTTAACAGGTGTTGGAAAAACTGTTGCTGAGGGTGGAGATGTTACATATTCATATGAAAGTGGTGGTAAAAACTATATGATTCATATATTCTCATCAACTGGATTCTCAGGCGTCTTTAGAACGAATAAAGCAATGTCTATTGATTTTCTTTTAGTTGGTGGTGGAGGAGGATCTGCTGGTGGTGAGACAAACTATGGAGCTTCTGGTGGAGGTGGAGCTGGAGGTTTAGTTGAAGGATCTGGTTTCTCTCTATCTGCTGGATCATATGTTGTGACAGTTGGTGCTGGTGGTGCTGCAACTAATGCTACTACTGTTGGTGGAACTGGTGGCGATTCCACATTCGCTGGTGTAACCGCAAAAGGTGGTGGAGGAGGTGCAGACTATGCTTCCACTGGTGGAACTGGAGGAAATGGTGGTGGTGGTTCTGAACCTAACACAGCTGGTGGTTCATCAAATCAGTCATCACAAAACGCTGGTATATCAAATATTACACAATATGGTAATGCTGGTGGTCAAGGTGGTGAATATACTGCTGATCCTACTGGTGGTGGAGGTGGAGGTGGTGCTGGCGGTGCTGGTGGAACTGCTGCTGCGGCTGGTAATGGTGTTGGTGGTGCTCGTGGCGCTGGTCGAGCAAACAGTATCACAGGTACTTCTGTGACTTATGCGATTGGTGGTAGAGGTGGTAAGTCGAACCGTCAAGACGGATATCCAGGCGAGGATAATCTTGGACACGGTGCAGATGGTGCTTCCGCTAATGTTAGTAGCACTGGAGAGGGAGCTCGTGGTGGTAACGGCGTCTGTATTATCAAATATGAAGTATAAATAACTAAAAAATCATGTCGTATATTAAAAATTCCGCAGGCGGAAAAATTATTAATATCACTCAGGTGATTATTAATGAGAGCACTAGTAATTCTACACCGACTAAAGTTGATTGGATTCCGACTATTCCGAATACTGGAACTGCTGCTCAATACTTTGGACTGACAGTTTCTCCTTTATCAGCCAATAGTAAAATTTTATTTACTGGATTTGTAAGTGCTAGTCTTGATACAGATCAAGGACTTTTTATGTATCTTTTAAAAGATGGTTCTCATATTACTGAAGCTAATGGTATTACAACTGGAACAAGCAGAGCTGCATCTCATTCTGGAATAGGATATTGTGAGACTCAATCAATGGCAAGTTTGCCAATTAATTATTTAATGACGCCTGGTTCAACCACACCTTTTGAATTTCATGTTGGATTACGTCATAGATCTGGTAGTACTCGAACCATTTACATAAATGAAACTGCTGAGCAAGCTAATGATGGTAAATTTAACAGACCAGTCTCTGTCTTTACAGCGATGGAATTCTTATCATAAATAACTAAAAAGTAGATAGAATGGCGCTTACTAAAATTGGGTCGATTGGTATTAACACAGGCATTAAGTTTGCTGGTGTCACTACCATTACGACATTAAACTCTGCAACTGATACTCTCACGATTGGTGGGCCAGTTAGTATCGCTGGAACTTTGACGTATGAAGATGTCACGAATGTAGATTCTGTAGGACTTATAACTGCAAGAGATGGTATCGTAGTTGGTTCTGGAATCACATTAAGTAAGGATGGTGATATATTCTTTACTGGTATTATGACTGGTAATGGTTCTGGATTGACTGGTGTTGCGAATACGGATGTTATATTTACAGATAAACTTCAAGTTGGAGATAGTCCAGAATTAATTTCGGTTGGTGTTGGCTCAGATTTACAGATATATCATGAATCAAATAATAATTACATTAATGCAACTAACGGCACTTTATTTGTTAGAGGAAGTGATTTAATTTTAGAGGACGCTGGTGGTAACGATTATGTTGTTTGCACTGATACTGGTACTGGTGGTTCAGTTACTCTTAAACATGAAGGATCTACAAAATTAGTTACGGCTAGTGGTGGCGTGACTGTGACTGGAACAGTTGCTGCAACTTCTTATACTGGTGATGGTTCTTCATTGACTGGTATTTCTGTTGGTGTTCAAACTGAAGCAGCTTCAATCTCAGGCATTACAACTTATCTTGATTTAACAAAAGACGACCATGAACTTGTTGTTACAGGAAGTAATACAATAAGTGTTATTGGAGGAGCTCAAGGAACAAGTCATACACTCAGACTTCAAAACTCAGGAATTGCCACAGTGACTCTTGATTCTACATACTTTAAATTTGCATCAGGAGCTTCACCAGCATTCCCAACATCGAGTGGTTCGATTAGTTTAGTATCCTTTACAGTTCATAAAGCAGGAGCAGTAGGAGTTAATACGGTGTTATTAACTGGTGCATCAGTCAGTTTTAGTTGAGGTTAGATAATGGCATTATTAGCACCACACGTTATCACACCTGACAGTGCGTTAGGTGGAATTCAGATAGAGAAAAGTTTAAGATTTAATAATGATGATAGTGCCTATTTAAACAGAACACCTAGTAGTGCTGGTAATCGTAAAACCATGACACTTAGTTTATGGGTAAAGGGAATGATTGGTGGTACTTATCAAATTTTTGATGCTCACCAAAATGATTCAAATAGATCAAGAGTATTTTTTAACGATAATGGGTCTATATCATTTTTTAACAGGGTAAGTAATAGCGACACTAATTGTCATACTACTGGTTTTTTTAGAGATCCCTCGGCTTGGTATCATATTGTTTTTGTTTTTGACACGACACAGGCAAGTGCTAGTAATAGATATAAAATTTATATTAATGGAGTTGAACAAGCAAATGACGCTAATATTCCAGCACAAAATACAGATTTATTTTTTAACAGTACTAATAGTCATAAGATTGGAGTTGGAGGAGATGATCAAGGTAATGAAAATTATTTTGATGGATATATGGCAGAAATTAATTTTCTTGATGGTCAAGCTTATGACGCAACATATTTTGGATATACTGACGCTCAGACAGGACAATGGAGGCCTAAAAAATATACAGGAAGTTATGGAACAAATGGTTTTCATTTAGAATTTAAAGCCACTTCTAATCTTGGTAAAGATACAAGTGGAAATGCAAACAATTGGACTGCACATAATTTTTCTGTGAGTGCTGGTTATGGAAATGATTCTTTAGAAGACACACCAACAAATAACTTTTGTGTGATGAATAGTATTGATAAGGATAATATTACCTGTAGAAATGGTGGTTTAGAATTAACACAAGCAGATCCCTCTGTAGGAACTAGAATTAGGGGTACATATGCAATGCCACCTAATACTGGTAAGTATTATTATGAGATGGAGATACAAACAGGATCAAGTTATGTTTTTGGAATGAAATCAACACTTCGTCTTGGTAGTGGCACATCAGGTAACGAAGGAAGATATGGTTATTACGGACACAACGGAAATAAAAACGATGCAAGTAGTTCAACATCTTATGGTGCAACCTACAGTGGTGGTGATAAAGTAGCTATTCTTTATGATTCTGATTCTGGAGAGGTTTATTTTTATAAAAATAATGTTAGTCAAGGTCTTGCATTTACTGGTGTGAATACTACAGATTATCAACCTTTTGTGTATCTGGATAATTATGGAACAAGTCCAATCGTTCATATGAACTTTGGCCAAAGACCATTTGCTTATACACCACCAACAGGAGCTAGAGGATTAAGTTCTAAAATTTTTCCAGCTCCAGTTTCAGCTGGTGTTGTGAATCCACAAAGACATTTTGATAGCATTCTTTATACTGGTAATGGTTCTACTCAAAGTCCGAGTGGTTTAGAATTTACACCAGATTTTGTATGGATAAAGGCTCGTTCTGTTGGACATCATCATGCTTGGTTTGATAGTGTGAGAGGTGTTAGTAAAGTCATGTATTCAAGTGCTCGAAATGAAGAAGGAAGTTATTCTGGATTACTTACATCTTTCCATAGAGGTGGATTTACGGTAGGAAATTATGATGATGAAAATCAAAATGGTACTACTTACGTTGCATGGTGTTGGAAGGCTGGTGGTGCAGCAGTATCAAATACTGATGGAGATATCACATCATCAGTATCTGTGAATGAAGAGGCGGGATTTAGTATTGCAACATATACTGGCAGCACTGCTAGTGGTGCTTTAACTGTTGGTCATGGATTGGGTAGAAAACCAGCATGGGTAATAATTAAACGAAGAGACGGTGGAAATCATGATTGGATTATTGGACATCAAGGATTAGCTACGAATGCTTTTGCAAATAATAAGTTTGTAAAATTTGATAATGCTGCTGTATATACCAACTCTCAGGTATTTGGTGCAGAACCAACAACAACTGTGACGCAGATAGTTACAGATGGTTCTAGTGGTGCCACTAACTTGACCAGTTCGGGAACATATGTTATGTATTCATGGGCAGAAATTCCTGGCTATTCAAAATTTGGCAGTTATATTGGCAACGGAAGTTCGGATGGAACATATGTGCATCTGGGCTTCAGGCCAGCTTGGATACTTATAGATAACTATGGTGCTAGTGGTTTTAATTGGGTGCTTCAAGATAATAAAAGATCACCATTTAATTTGTGTGATAATAAATTAAATGCAGACTCAGCTGCTGTTGAGCAAACTAATGCTGATAAACTAGATATGTTGGCAAACGGATTTAAATGTAGAGTTGCTGATGCTGGTATAAACGCAGATGGTTCTAATTATACTTACATGGCATTTGCAGAACGACCAAGTGGAACAATGTTTGGACTTGATGCAAATGCAAGATAAACTTATAAATAACTAAAAAGTAGATAGAATGGCGTACCTCGGTAATCAACCTGTAGTCGGTGACTCAGCAAATTCGTTTAAGACTTTAGATGACATTGCATCATTTACGGTGACGTTTGATGCTACGAGTTCTGATGTGGTATCAATCGCAAATGATACTTTAACTTTTAACAATCATCGATTTGTGACAGCACAGAAGGTCACATATAATGATGGTGGTGGAACTGCGATAGGTGGTCTTGCAGATGGTTCATACTTTATAATTAAGGAAGATCAAAATACAATCAAACTGGCATCAAGTGCAGCCAATGCTGCATCTGGAACTGCAATCAATCTGACAAGTGGTGCTGCTGGTGGATCTCATACGCTTAAGATTGCATTTGATGGTGTCAATACAAAGTTTAAGGCAACACACAGTAACGGAACGAAAGCAAATATCAGTCGTGCTGCACAGTTAAGTTTATCAATCAATGGTGTAATTCAACAACCACAAGATACAACAAGTCCTACAGTTGGGTACGGTATTGAAGCAGACTCTACAATCGTATTCAGCACAGCGCCAGAATCATCAGATGTAATATTTGGTTCATTTATAGGAGAGGTTGCTGCGAGTTTTGATATTACAGATAATACTGTAGATGAATTTACCGCTGATGGATCTACAACTGCATTTACTCTTTCAAAAGAATTACCTTCAAATAATGATGCATTGGTCACACTTGATGGTGTAGTTCAGTATCCAAACACACAATCAAATACGAGAGCATATAGTACAACAGATAATACAATTACATTTACATCCGCCCCTGCTGCTGGTGTGATTATACAGGTTAGACATATTGGATTTGCTGGTGCATCTAGTAATGAGGTCACAGCATTTTATGGTAGAACTGGTAATGTTCAGTTAAAGAACACAGATAACGTTGCAGTCAATAATCTAACTGCTGCTGGTACAGTCACAGTCGCTGGTAACTTGGATGTAACTGGAGATATCACTTATGATGAGACAGTCTCAAGAAACTTAAATGTAACTGGAATTGCAACAGTCGCCTCTGGTATTGTAAGTACAGGTGACTTTAAGGTTGGAACTGCAACCACATTAAGTCAGGATAATATCTTCACAACTGGTATCATAACAGCTACGAGTTTTGTTGGTAGTGGTGCAAACTTAACTGGAGTTGCATCAACAGAAAATATAAGAACAAATACGAATGCCACATTTTTACAGAATGTATCCGTAGTTGGAACATCAACAGTAACAGGTAATATCGTTCCAAGTTCTGATAGTGCAACTGATATAGGAACTAATAGTGTTAGATTCCAAAATGCCTATGTTGATAATTATTATGGATCAGGTGCAAACCTAACTAATCTACCAGTGACAGCCTCTGATATAGACAATTTAATCAATAATATTGCAATGCTTGGATTCAAGGTTGCAACGAATGGAAGTTTAGCAAAATTTAATTTAGTCGATCAGGTTGTAGATGATTATAACAGTTCTGCTGGAATTGATGCTTCTGCGAGTACAAACGAAACTTTAACGAGTGGATATTATGTTGGTAACGTAGCTGGTGGGTCTGCATCAGGTGGAACGGAAACAACTGTTGGAAGTTATAAAGTTCATACTTTCTTAAGTAGTGGTACATTTACAATTCCCACTGGATACTCAGCAACAGTTGATGCACTAATCGTCGCTGGTGGCGGTGGCGGTGGCGGAGGCCGAAATGGTGGTGGTGGAGGTGCTGGTGGTATGCTTCAATTAACTTCACAATCCCTAACTGCTGGAGCAAAAACTGTAACAGTTGGTGCTGGTGGTGCTGGTGGGCCGTGGAATAATTCTACCAGTGGAGGTACTTATGAGCAGGGTACTCAAGGATCAAACTCTTCTATAACAGGCCTCACAGTTGCAATCGGTGGTGGTGGTGGAGCAAATAACGGTAAATATAATTCTGACGATGGTGGAAATGGTGGATCTGGTGGTGGAGGAGGAAATAATGGTAGTAGTGCTAACGGAACAGGAACATCAGGACAAGGTAATGATGGTGGTGGTAAAGGTGGATCTGGTGGTGCCTCTGGTGGTGGTGGTGCTGGAGAAGCTGGTGGTACTGATGGTACAAGAGCTGGTGGTGACGGACTACAAAATAATTGGCGTACAGGAAGTAATGTTTATTATGCTGGTGGTGGATCTGGTGGAGAAGATTCTTGTAGATCAGATGTATCTGGTGGTGAAGGTGGTGGTGGTAATGGTAAAGGATGTGGTAGCTCAGGTCAAGCTGGAACCGCAAACACTGGCGGTGGCGGTGGTGGTGCTGGAGAGGGTACAGATGGTGTTGGAGGTGCTGGTGGATCTGGTATCGTGGTCATCAGATACAACTCTTCAACTGGATTATCAGGGCCAGGAGATCTTACATTACAATCAACTGATTCAACAGCATTATCCGTTCCAACATCAGCAGATTTGGTTATGTTAATCGAAGATGGTGTTGGAACCGCAACTCTAAACACTGATATTAAGGCATTTATCTCACGAGATAGTGGTGCTAACTTTACTCAAGGAACATTAGTTGAAGAGGGAACATGGGGTGCAACTACAAAGAGAACTGTAGCATTCCATAATCTTGATATTTCTGGACAACCAAGCGGAACTGATATATGTTACAAGATTACAACACATAATCAAGGTTCAACAAAAGAAACTCGAATTCATGCTACATCTTATGGTTGGAAATAGACAGTTAATAAACTGACCACCCGAACTTGACCACATACGAGATTAAGTCTATAATAGGCTTAGTTTCGTTTTTTTATGAATTCCAAAGAAAAACTTTTATTTATGAGTTCTTTTGTTTGGTTTCTACATTGGGGAGTATGTCTTACATCTACTATTCTGGATACGGTTATTCTCGGAAGTTATGCGAAAGTGTTGCCTCTTGGTTTATAGAAAAGTATTTTCCCAGACACAAAATCACACTTGATATTATTCATCGTGGAATGAAGAGAGAGGAATGCCTTGGGTATTGTGATACAGCAGGCGGGTGGTTTCGCCCTCGTAACTTCGAGATCGAGATTGATACACACCTTGATAAAGAAACCTATACAAAAACTTTACTACACGAGATGTTTCACATGAAACAATTCATTGATGGATCTCTCAAAACAAAAAGATCAAAGATGTACTACAAGAATGAGCCAGTAGATAATTATGACTATGAAGATCAACCACATGAGATTGAAGCAAGGAAAGCAGAAGAAACTCTATACAAAGAATATGTGACAAATAAAAAGGTGTCACAATAGAACTGTATAATAGAATCACATACATTATAATGTTATCAGATACGATAAACTGATGTTTCCAACTGAACTACAAAATGCTGTTGATTATCTCAATACTCTTACAATTAACGTGAGTGAATCACATGAGGATGGTAGAGTCAATAGTATTGATGACGAGGACACAATTATAGATCTCTTAGTCGAGAAGTTTGGAGACAACATTGAAACCCCACCACCTCGTTGTTGGTGGGATGTTAAGGTATTCGGTTATCCTGTTAATATCAAATCATCAAAGTTTGGAAGTGCCGCTGATAATTTCTCATCAAAGGCAGCTATATTATATGCACTTACAGACCTACCAGAATCAGAGGTCACTTGCACATCTTGGAAGAGTTTTCAGACTAAGTTGCAAATGAACTCATCACAAACAGAGTCACGAGACTATTATATTATTGTATTGGATAAGACAACAAAGAAAGTATATTTACAATCTTTGAAATCATTACAGAAACTCACATCAAATGGCAATAATCTACCATTTCAAATTAAATGGAAAGATAATGTAAAACCAGTTGAGAGAACATATTTACAATCATATTGTTTCTTAATACACTCATATAAAGAGTCAGTAACCAAAAAGATCATGTCACATGAGGGTTATGACCAATTATAAAACTGTCACATGGGGGTTGCATTGCAATCCCCTTTTTTGTATAATGAATACATACAGAGGATTTTATGCAACTAAGACCACATCAACTTAAAGCGGTACAAGCAATGTTTCGTCACACTAAAGGACAAGTAATTGTTCCTACTGGTGGTGGTAAGACAATGTGCATGATTAATGACGCTGAACAACGTCTAAGATCATCTATTGCTCGTACTATTGTTGTGGTTGCACCTCGTATATTATTGGCAAATCAGTTGTCAGCAGAGTTTCTTGAGTTCATTACTGATGTTGATGTTGCTCACGTTCATAGTGGCGAGACACATCATTTCAGTACAACTAAAACTCATGAACTTGAGAACTGGTATCATAATAGTGTTAAGAATATCTTGATCTTTACAACATATCATTCATTACATAAGATACAAGAGTCACTCGATATTGAAGTTGATACCATTTACTTTGATGAGGCACACAATTCAGTACAGAAGAATTTTTTCCCTGCTACTGAACACTTCTCTCACTTTGCTAAAAGATGTTATTTCTTTACTGCCACACCAAAGCACAGTCGTTCGCCTGTTAAGGCGGGTATGAACTGGCCAGAGTATGGTCAAGTGATTTGTCAAGTGCCTGCTCCTAAGTTAGTTAAGGAAGGTTACATACTGCCTCCTAAAGTTGAAGTTTATCAGTCAAGAATACTTCACAAAGATGAGTTAGTTATTGAACGTGATTGCGAACAAATGATTGACTCGATTGATAATATATCTAAGAGTAAAGTCTTAATATGTGCCAAGGCAACAAAACAAATAATCAATCTTGTATCTCACACTACTTTCGTACAAGACTTGGCAGATAGAGGTTACTCTTGGATGACCATTACATCTAAAACTGGTGCTATCATTGATGGCGAAAAGGTAGATAGAGAGGAGTTTTTCAATACTCTTAATGCTTGGGGTAAAGACACAACTAAAAAGTTTGTTGTATTACATCATAGCATTCTATCTGAGGGCATAAATGTTAATGGATTGGAGGCAGTTCTATTTCTTAGAAGTATGGACTACATTGGTATATCTCAAACTATTGGGCGTGTAATACGTCTAGGCGACGCCACAAAGACGTTTGGATTAGTTTGCATACCTGTCTATAGCAAAGTTGGAATTAGTACTTCTCGTAAAGTACAAGCAGTTGTTGATACTGTATTCAACAAAGGCGAACCAGCAATCTCAATAGTCAATAATTAATCAAATGAAAGATCAAAACACTATCAAAGAAAAAGAATCTCAAGATGTAAAGTGGAATCGAGGACTTGATCTCTTTATTGAATCAGTTCATAAACCTGATGATAAATTGAGATCATGTGCCCATAATCAAGAATGTTATGATGAACTCATGGACGTTAAAGAGAGAGTCTTGGAGTATCTACAAACACTCAGAAAACAACAA